CCACGAATTTCGTGTTTGGTAATCCTATACAACAGGCTTACGGCTTTGAGATACCTGATTATGATCCAAACAATCCTGACGCATCAACGGGTGAAATAACAGGCGTGATTGGTCCACCAAGTATGAAGGTGCCTAGTCTTCTAGGTGCAGGTCTTTCTTTGATTGAAGATATTTTTCTTGATGACCCTTCAACATATGGTTCTTCAGCGGAATTGCTTACAGGCATGACGCCTACGGTTTACACGGGGTATGGTCCGGGTTCTGTCCCACCACCAGATTCAGGTAGTGGTGGTCCTGATGTGGTTAAAGCGCCTAATGATCCGTGCCCACCAGGGTTTCAGTTGATAAACGGCACTTGCACGCCTGTGGGAGATACGGGTCAAGGGCAGGAAGAAGAAGCAGGTAGTAGTTTTCAAATCAATCCTACTACAGGACTGCCTACGCTGTTTACTCCGTTCACACAGGCAACACCTGTCGGTCAGATGAATCCGTTTGTTCTACAGCCATATACGCCTAATCAGGCGCAATACATACAACAACAGCGTTCTGGTATACAGGCATTGTCTCCGACAGGGGCGGCACTTGGTAGACAGATTTGATACTGTACCTGAAGAGGCGCTAAAAGAGATATATGCGCTTCAAAATCAGCAAATTCGCTTGAAAATCCGTGAAGAATCACGCGATAAGTTCATGCCTTTCGTGCATCATGTGTATGATGGCTTCATTGAAGGCCGTCATCACCGTGTAATAGCCGAAAAATTGGAAAAAGTGGCACGCGGAGAGCTAAAAAGGCTCATTGTGAACATGCCACCGCGTCATTCTAAGTCAGAATTTGCCTCATATTTGATGCCGGCGTGGTTTTTGGGGCGAAATCCGAAGCTAAAGATCATTCAGGCCACTCATAACACCGAATTAGCGGTCAGATTTGGCAGAAAAGTGCGAGATTTGATCGACACGCCCGATTATCACACTGTTTTTCCTGATACAGCACTAAAAGCGGACGATAAAGCCGCTGGAAGGTGGGGAACATCGGCTGGAGGCGAATATTTTGCCGCTGGAGTGGGTGCAGCGATGACTGGACGCGGTGCAGACCTCTTGATTATTGACGATCCGCACTCTGAACAGGACGCATTGTCGTCTACGGCGTTCGATAACGCTTTTGAGTGGTATACATCAGGTCCACGGCAACGTTTACAGCCTGGCGGCTCGATAATTATCGTTATGACACGCTGGGGAATGAAGGATTTGACTGGACAGGTCATAAAAATGCAAGGAACGGATACTTTGGCTGACGAATGGGACGTTGTGGAGTTTCCTGCCATTTTACCGTCAGATAAGCCCTTATGGCCTGAGTTTTGGGATCATGATTCGTTAGTCAAGGTCAAAGCGTCACTGCCCGTGGCTAAATGGAACGCACAGTGGCAACAAAACCCGACAGCCGAAGAGGGCGCCATCGTCAAGAAGGAATGGTGGAAGTGGTGGCAGAAAGAAGAAATACCCACGGTGAAGTATATCATACAGTCGTATGACACAGCATTTAGTAAGAAAGAGTCTGCGGACTATTCTGCAATTACAACATGGGGAGTGTTTACCAATGAAGAAACTGGTGCCGACAATATTATTCTCATGGATGCGAGACGCGGCAGATGGAATTTTCCAGAACTTAAAAGCGTTGCTGGCGAAGAGTATGAGTATTGGGAGCCAGATATGGTCATCATTGAAGCGAAGGCTTCAGGGCAACCGTTGACGGACGAACTGCGTGCAGCCGGCATTCCTGTTATGAACTATACACCGAGCAAGGGTCGTGATAAGATCACTCGCATGCACACGGTAGCACCGCTGTTTGAGGCGGGGATGGTGTGGGCACCGGAACAGAAGTTCTCGGAGGAAGTTATCGAGGAATGTCTTGCATTTCCGCACGGAGAGCATGATGATTTTGTTGATAGCATGACCATGGCTTTGATACGTTTCCGGCAGGGTGGGTTTATCGAACTTGAAGGCGAGAACGATAATGATGATTGGTATCCTAGGAAACGGGAGTATTATTGATGTCAGATAAAGATTTAAAAAGGCGGCAAAAGACGCAGGAAAGTCTGCAAAAAATCCGTGATGCAGCAAAAGGTAAGTTCCCGAACAGAGGGCAGTCCAAAACCAACCCTCCTAAACGAGAAGTACGAACAGTTTCTAAGGGCGAGACGCTGTATGATATCGCATTAGGTGAGGGTCGTGGTGAAGGCGGTGACGTTACTTCAATAAGATCCTCCACAGGTGGGGAGTTTAGTCCTCGTAAGGCTCTGGAAGCTGTAGAAAAGATGGCAAAAGCATCTGGTATTAAAGATCCAGATAAGATCAAACCAGGCGATAAGGTTGTTGTTGGTGAGTTCCGCAACGGTGGCAAAGTTTCACTGGGTGCTTTTAAAGGGAGCTTCTGATGGGCAGTAAGAAGGATAATAAAAAAGAACCGAAGGTTCTTGATATCCCAGGTTTTGGTGATGTCATGAAGGAACTGGACAAACTCACCGTTGTGAAACCTGGTAAGCCTTTCAAGAAGGATGGTGTCACATATCATGCTAATGGTGGAAGTATTTCAGTCACTAATTTTAAGGGGACTTTCTGATGGCTACTAAGAAGTTCGACCTTACAACCGCCACGATAGAAGAGCTTGAACAGAAGATTGCTGAACTCAAGGCGGCACAAAAGCCCGTCAAGAAAGCCAAGGGCGGTTCTTTGAATGATGCGATTGCCCGTGTGAAGAAAGAACAGGGTTTTCGTAACGGCGGCAAGGTTTCATTAGGCACATTCAAGGGTAATTTCTAATGGCCGAACAAGATCAAAACACCTTTGCCTCGATGTTGAGTTCCGTTGGAGAGAAAATAGCAGATGCTTTCACTAGATCCGAGTTAGAACCAGAAAATGGTAGCTTATCCGTACACACGTTACCCAGTGGCAGAAAGGTTGTTGTGCAGGGTGCTGTAAGAGATGAAAGTGGAAGACTTATTGGTGGTAGAATTCTTGATAAAGCTGGCTCGTCTCCAGATAAAACTGGTACGTCTATTGCTGAAACCATAAATTTTGGAGGTAACTTCAAAAACGGTGGTTCTGTTAGAACAAAAATGAAAAGCAAAACAAAAACCAGAAAGAAAATGAAAAACTTCAAGGGAACATTTTAATGGTATTACCCCCACGCCCGATGGGCAGCCTGACAGATTCTGGTATTGAAGCAGTAGAGGGAGCAACAGTAGAGGTTCCTCAAACTGAGGACTTCACTGGCGGCGCGGAAATAATGCAGGGTGCCGATGGTAGTGCAATTGTTCAAGCCCTAATGGGTGGCGAACCTGAAGGCGTTATGGTGCAAACTGAACAGTATGATCATAATGCTAATCTAGCGGAGATCATAGACGAATCTGTTTTAGGGGAGATCTCTAGTGAACTTCGTGAAATGTATGAAGAAGACACCGAGTCTCGCGAAGACTGGCAACAGGCGTATACCAAAGGTTTAGATCTTCTTGGCATTAAGTATCAGGAGCGTAATCAGCCATTTGATGGTGCTTCTGGTGTAACACATCCTTTGATTGCTGAGTCTGTCACTCAATTCCAAGCACAGGCGTACAAAGAACTTTTACCCGCTGGCGGTCCTGTCAAAACGCAGGTTTTAGGTTCAAAGACCAAGGAAAAGGAAGCACAGGCGTCACGAGTTAAAAACTTCATGAACTATCAGGTTACTGAAGTCATGGAGGAGTTTGACCCTGATACGGATCAGATGCTGTTCTATCTGCCTTTGTCAGGCTCTACCTTCAAAAAGGTTTACTTTGATCCCACCAAGAACAGAGCCGTATCGGCCTTCGTTCCGTCAGAGGATCTGGTGGTTCCGTATTCTGCTACAGATCTTAGCACTGCATCAAGAATTACGCATGTTTTGCGTATGGATGAAAATCAAGTCCGTAAAATGCAGGTTGCGGGTATCTATCGTGATGTAGAGGTTTCCGCAAACCAAGAGTCTGACGACAGGGTTCGTGATAAGGTAGACGAGATCGAGGGTGCTAGTAAGGGATATCTAGATGAAGTCCACACAATACTTGAGATGCATATTGAGATGGATCTTGAGGGTTTTGAGGATGTCGATCAGCAGGGTGAATTCACAGGCATTAAACTACCATATATAGTTACCTTAGACTTAGGATCTGGGGAAATACTGTCAATTACTCGTAATTATGATCAACAGGATCCTTTAAAGCGCAAACGTCAATATTTTGTGCATTACAAGTTTCTACCTGGTTTAGGTTTTTATGGATATGGTCTGATACATATGATTGGTGGTTTAGGCAGGGCAACCACCAGTATCCTTCGCCAACTTATCGACTCAGGCACGTTAGCCAACCTACCGTCTGGTTTTAAGGCACGAGGCATTCGTATTCGTAATGATGATGAACCTCTGGCGCCAGGTGAGTTTAGAGATATAGATGCACCAGGCGGTGATATCCGTAATTCGATTATTCCTTTACCGTTTAAGGAGCCATCAGGCACATTAGCGCAACTCTTGGCTTCGTTGATTGAAGGTGGGCGCCGTTTTGTATCAATCGCAGATCAACAGATAGGCGATAAAAAAAGTGGTGATATGCCTGTAGGCACAACTGTAGCGTTGTTAGAGCGCGGCATGAAAGTCATGTCAGCTATTCATAAGCGCCTGCATTACGCTCAGAAAACAGAGTTCCGGCTCCTCGCAAGAATCTTCGCGGAAAATCTCCCTTCTAGTTATCCGTATGAGGTAGCCGGAGCACCTTCAGAGATAAAGGCACAGGATTTTGATGGTAGAGTAGATGTCATACCTGTTTCGGATCCAAACATCTTTTCGATGGCACAACGTGTCACATTGGCACAAACACAACTTCAACTTGCTCAGTCCAACCCTGGTATTCACAATTTGCACGAAGCGTACAAACGTATGTATCAGGCACTGGAAGTTCAAAACATTGATGAAATACTACCTGCTAAAAAAGAACCACAGCCTACAAGTCCCAGCATTGAAAACGCAAAAGGCATGCAAGGTGAACTGCTAAATGCCTTCCAACAGCAGGATCACGATGCACATATCATGACGCATATTACGTTCATGAAACTACCTCTAGTGTCTACAGCGCCAAATATTTATGCTATATTCATGGGGCATCTTCAGGATCATATATCCATGAAGGCACGTTTGACTGTGATGGCGCAAGTCCAACAACAGCAGGCGCAGGCACAACAGGCAATGCTGGCGGCACAGATGGGTGCAATAGATCCCATGGTGGCACAACAGCAGATGCAAGCAGCATCTGCCATATCGGAAGAGATGGTGGAGTCTGAGGTAGCAAAACTTGAAGCACAGTTTACTCAAGAGATAGTACAAATGCTTGCACCGCCAGAAGGTCAGTCAGATCCGCTTGTGCAGATACGACAACAAGAACTTGCAATCAAGGCCGCTGAAGCACAGCGCAGGGCACAACAAGATGCCGCAGAACTTGAACTAGAACGTCAGAAGGCTAATCAAAGAGCCACGACTGACGCAGCGAGAATCGAACTCCAAGAAGAGATCGCAGCAGAAAGGGCAGATGTGAATCGTGAGCGCATCCAGACCCAGAGGGACCTGGCATCGCGCTCCAGATAACTGGAGTTATGAGGCATGGTCGTTGCGGAAATTCTAACAGGCATTGCGCTTGTTCAGAAAAGTGTCGAATTTATAAAATCAAATATTGATACTGCCTCGGACATCAAGAGCCTAGCAGGCTCTATTGATGACTTGATCCGTGGTGAGCAAGAGTGTCAAAAGGCGCGTAACAGAAAAAGTGGTCAGTCATTGACTGATCAGTTTGGCGTTGAAAACGTTGCTAGTGAAGTTATAGACGCCAAGCTGGCTCAAGAAAGACTTCAAGAAATGCGGACACTTATTGACCTGCGATTTGGTCATGGCACATGGGCGAGTATCATTGCGGAGAGAAACAGACGCATTCAAGAGGCCAAAGCGGCTGAGAAAAAAGCCCGTATCGAGGCTAGAAAGCGTCAAGAGCAATTGACGGAAAATATATTGATTGCGACTGGTTTAATTGCAGCAATAGGTCTTTTCTTGTTGATGATATTTATAGTAACG